TCCAGCACGCCTTTGATCGTTACATCAGACGTAACCTCTGACGCCGTGCCAGTCGTGGGGTTGTAAACACCGGGCGTTACGGTCCGCAACGCAACATCACCGCCAAACTTGCTCATCAGCTTGGTAGCAACCTTGCGTAGTGGTGTGGCAAGTGTCATGCGAATACCTCACTAGCAACGATCCTTCCACGCTTCAGGATAATGTCTGTGGTGTTGCTGTGATTGGCGATGAGCAGCGAAACCTCATCTCCATCATCCAGCTCAACCATCCAGCTAGTCACCAGCTTGGCCTCCTGTGCGCCGCTGCCGGTAAAGGCGCGACATTCAGTCTCATCGATTGCGGTACCGTTCTTGGCCAGCTTGATGCCCAGGGTTTTGTTGTTGCCATCGGAAGCATCGATGCTTCCGTAGATCCTGAACAACTTCGTTGCGCCGCTGTCATTCTTGAGCCCGAAGGTGTCAGTGGTGCCGAGCACCATTTGGTAGGCAGTGCTGCTGTCCAACACTGCCGTCAGTCCAGTGCTGACGTAGGCGCTCTGGACGGTGATGTCGATCGTGCCATCAGTCATTTTCGAGCACTGGCCACGCGCCATGATCGCAGCGGCGCCCGATGGCCCAGCAGGGCCGGGTGTAGTGACGACAACGGTGTTAGTGGTTTCGTTGACAGTAACGGTTGTCATGGCGCAGTGTAGCCCTCAGAGACGTAGACGATACCTTCAAGGTAATAGTTACGCAGGCCGCTGCTGTCTTCTAATAGTACGTCATAAAACGCTTCATTCGGAAATGTTGCGGTTTGCGTATCGGTCAGCGCAATACTGATTTGGCCAGTAGTGCGGTCAGTGTAAGTAACCGCAAAGTCAGCGTATTTTGTGCTGCGGCCGCGATTCCAAACCTGCGCGTATGCAGTCCAGCCTGTGAGGTCAATGCCTGCACCAGCGCTGTCCTTAAACTGCAGCAACAGGTCATAATCAGCCCGGCGCTGGATAGAGATGTTGTGCTGGCCGGGCTGGATGCTCATGGTTAAATGTCTCCGACAATAAGATCGCCCGATTGTGTAATCAGGTTATCGCTTGATTGTGTCAGCAAGAATATGACAATACCTAGCTTAGTTATGCCAGTGGCAGAGCTGATGCAGCTTAACCGAGTAGCGGAAAGTCTCATTACAGTAGCTCCGTTACCTCAAGCACGCCATCAGTGCTTGCGTTGCGAATAACTGCAATGTTAGGCGTTGCGGGCAATGCGATGTCGAGGCGCTCTCCCGCAGCAATAAAATGACTGGATGCTGTTGCTGTTTGGCTTGAGCTACCAACTGCATAACGCATGTCAGCGCCAACTGCCCGCATCGAAAGCCTGCGGCAGGTTGAGGTTAGTGCAGTATTTGAGCTTGTACCATCAGCAGTGATTTGCCTTGCTACGCCCGGCAGGCCAAGTGGCTCCACTGCTTCAACGTAGGTGCCATCTGGGCGACGGATTGCCGTGATGTCAGCAGCATTTGAACTAACAAGCATGATCAGCTCCGTTTGACAGCGATGTTACCTGGTCCACTTATTCTAAGACCAGTCAAATAACGCTCGACCATTGGCGGGATGCGATCAGCACCAGTAGCGCCGTATTGGTTCGGCGTCACGTCGATGCTGCCGATCTTGACGTTTTTGTAATCCTCCAATCCTGACAGCCCGATGCCATCTTTGTTGTTGTTCAGGTAAACTGCAAGCGTGGCCTGGGCTTCCTTGATCTGTTGCGGGATCTCAGTATCCGTGAAGTAATCAGTGGTGATCCTGAACGGAAACCCAACCGCATAAGTGTTGATGTAGGTATCAGGCTTGCGAACACCAGTGCGCGGCCACTGTAAGGCTTGGGTGTCGGTAGCTCTTGCGCCTAGATACCGCTCACGATCTAGCCGTTGCGTTGCGGTGTAAAGCGCACGATTCTTTTGATCTGTCGTAGCAGTACCCCACGCCACGACATCATCGCTTTCCACAAGGCCATCGATGATGCCTTGCGCGTCACTCAGCGTTAGGTACGTATTTGCGTCGGCTGCGTTTGGTGTTGCTACTAGGACGATCGCCATCAGTGATCTCCGGTTGATTCAGTGTAGTTGGCTCTGCCTGAATGGAAAAAGAGGCCGCCGCTTTAGCAGCAGCCTCGCGTTCCCGCAGTCGCCGGAATCCAAACATTCCCATTAGTGGGTGCCGCTGGGCATGGAGTACACAGTAATAGCCTCGGAACCGCTTGCGATAGCGGTGACGCGACCGATGAACTCACGCGTAGATGCAGCAGCAGCAGTGTTGGTGTTGTCTGCATCAAGCGTCACGCCGGTGCCGCCGACAAGGGTCATAGCATGAGTGGCAGCAGCTTGGTTCCGCAGGATGATGCGGAACGTAGTGCCAACACGCACACCGGAACCAAGTTCAGCAACGATCGCAGCTGCCGTAGCAGTGGTCACGTTGCGGCCAGCGGTAGGGGTCATCACCACCAGGCTATTGACCGACTGGGCGGCGGTCAGGGTGGTGGCCTCATCAGAGGCAGCAACCAGCTCAATGCTGGCATTCATGCGGTCAAAGACCGGCTGCTCCAGTTCAAAAATGGATGCCATCGTTAGTTACCTCAGTCGAAGTTGGAGACGTTAGTGGCGCGCACGATGCCGATGTTCTTCAGCTCGTAAACTTTGCTCCAGTTACCAACAGTGGCCAGCTCAGTGCGATCTGGGTTAATAGTAGCGCTGGTCCAGCGTGCACCGACCGGGTGGTAGACGTAATGCAGGTCGATCGACATGGCATCGCTCTTAGCGAGGATGTCACGATCGGTTTCGGTTTGCATCATCAGCTGCTCACCGGAAGCAACGGCGCCATTGGTGAAGAAGTAAGTGGCGTACTCAGTGGAAGCACCGGAGCCAGTTACGTTCACGTCATCGGAAACGATCACGCGCAGACCCATGAAGGTCGGAACGGAAACGTCGCCGAATGCGTTCTGGATGCTGCCAGCGAACGCATCTTCAGCGGTGCCGAGTGCAGTCTGGCGAGCTTCGCCGGCGGTCACGTAATCAATGGCACGACGCTCAACAAGGTCGTAATAGACCTTGGAGTGCATGGCCACAGCAGTCAGCTTGTCGCCCTGGTCGCCAAGGATGGCGCGGGCTTGAGCAACGTGACGGGGAGACAGCGCAGTAGGAGTGTCGCCGCTTGCGGAATCGATGCAGAGATCGAAGAAAGCAGAGCTGCTGGTGTTAGCGTTCAGCGAACCGAACACACCGCCGAGGCAGGACAGCAGATCCTTCTGGCGTTGGTTGGAGACGTACTCAGCAACCTTGGCGCCGATAGCGGCCATGGGGTCGGAACCGGCAGCCAGAGCCGCAAGGTCACGAGCCTCAAAAGCACGACCACGATGCAGGATCACACCGACTTGCTTGTCAGCTTCGATCTTGCCAGGTGTCAAGCTGGAGCTGTCAGACAGCACCTCGAAATCACCGGAAAGGTTTGCTTTCCAGAAAGGCACTTGGATGGTGTCACCACCTTCGGTGGCGTTGAGTTCAGCCATCGGTTGCACCACACCCGAAGCCAAGAAGGCATCACGCTGGGTGGTTTGCTCGATGACGTATGGGGTAAAAATCTCGGGGACGATAATGTCCGATCGAAGAGTAGCCATGGTTAATGGTTCTCAGGATTAACAAAGCGGGCGCAGCCCATATCCCCAGCGCAGCCGGTTGATTAAATCTTAGCAGCTGCTTTCAACCTGTCATAAAGGTCACGATCAGTACGGAACAATCGTGATTGTTCGGTCAGGTTGAAGGTTTCTTTGGCGAATGGATTCTTGATACCAGGCGGGATCTCTCCTGATGGTTTGCTGCCAATCGGTGCACCACTGCCCTGAGGCTTAGGTGCTTTCTGCATCCATGCCGGCAGCGTGGCCTTTGCCCATTCGGTGACAGGTGTGCGTTGATAGCCATTGACGACAACAACAGTGCCATCGGCCTCGCGTTCGATCTGGTTGCTGTCAAGTTTGGTTTTGAGTACCAGGTCAGGGTCATGCACGATGTCGGCCAGTGCTGATACGGCAGGCGTCAGCAGCTCTAGTTCACGGACCTTGGCTTCGAGTTCTGCGATGCGCTGGTCCTTTTGCGCCGACGCCTCACGGAACTGCTGCTCCAAAGCCTGTCGTGCTTCCTCATATTTTCCCTGCGATTCGAGCTGCTGTTGCTCATGGCTGCGCTTGAAATCAAGGAGTTCTTTGATGTCCACTCCATCGGGCAATGTCTCCGCCATCTTCTCGTATTTGCGGAGTTTACGCTTTTCGTCTGCAAGCTCCTGGTTTTTGCGCTCCAGATTCTGGATGCTGCGTTGCAATGCGTCGATGTCAGCAGCTGGCGGTGGGGGCGGTGTGGGCGGTGTCGCTGCAGGAGCCGCAGGCTGCTCTGTAGTGGGCTGTGTTTTTTCTTCGGACATAAATAACCCGCAGGGTTAAGTGCAATCTATGCTAACAATAGTGGTCACCATTTTGCGCGATCCGCCCAATACGCTGCTGACATCTTCCCTTTGCGGATGTTTGCCGCATGGCGCGCTTTGAATGCACGCCGCCTGGCTGCATCGGCCTTGGATTCATCTTTGCGTGGTGGGCTGCCGCTGACGCCTTGCTGCCCGAACCGGATCAGCTTTACGGTGTCGCCTTCTTTGGCGAGCACCGCATGGGATTTGGTTGGATGGTTCGGCGTCCGCTTGGGTTTGTTGTAACCAGCGAAGCGCTCGCCGCGATAGTCGATCATCGACCTTTCCTCGGCGCTGGCCGCAACTGCGATCGTGTTTTGAGCACGGCATTACCGGTGGATTCAGATTTGATCCGCACGATCGGGTCATCATCGCTGCCGACGCGGGTCACGGTGCCGCCATTTGGAGTATTGATCGTGGCACGCTTGCCGCCGATGCTGGTCACCACGCCGTAGGTGCGTTTGCCTTGATAGGTCCAGCTCACCCGATCACCGCGTTTCACTTCTTTTTGCCTCCCTTTTTACCCATAGGTTTCTGCGGCTTCTTCGGGCCTTTGTTGTAACCAGGCATGACGCAATAGCAGCTATTGACAGTCTACCGTCGGCGTTTTGCGGGTTTGCGTTTACGTGTCATCCCGGCTTGGGAGTAAGCAATAGCAGCTGCTTGCTGTCTGCTGTAGCCTTCTTTGATTAGTTTGCGGATATTTTGCGAGATCGTTAGCTGAGATTTACCCTTTCGGAGTGGCACCGTAACGTCTCCGCAGTTGCTCTAATGTTAACTCTCGGCCATCTTGGCGGACCAGTTTTGCCATCGCATCACGGGCGCCGTGTTTACGCGCCAGCATCCTGAAATATGGCGCCTTGCTGCCGAGCACTTCCTCTTGACGTTCTTTGCCTTGCTGCAGCAACCACTGGCCGTAGTTTGTATCAGCATCAACCATGCCGCCTTTAGCTGCGCGTTTACCGGGCCGCGGCGGATCAAATCCAAGCCCTTCGTAATCAATGACGGGGACTGTCGTTGAGCGACATGAAAAATGCTGGGGCGGTGTTGGGCCTTTGCCATATTCAAACTCACGACCATCTAAAGCGCGGCAAATTGCAGTCGTGCGGCTGTCAAGTGTTGCGACGTATTTGTACTTTTTGGTGATGTCTTGATTGGCTTCATATACTTGCTGACTAGCAGCATTTGCCACTTGGTTGATACTGGTGCGGACGATGCTTGTCACCTGATGGCCTGCCATTTTGGTTGCTTCGCCGCCGGATAATGCAAGCTGTTTGATGGTCTTTGCTTCCTCGCCGAACTCCAACGTGCCACGCAACCTACGTGATAGCTCTTGCGTTGTCTCACCTGTCAGCAATGCCTGCCGGACGCTGCTGCTGAACCGCTCCGCTTGCGATTCCGCTAGGCCACGAAATGACTTCTCCACAACACGGCCATTCGGCAATGTGATCAT